TGTTTTGTTTGGTATTGCAAGATAACTATCACGACTTATTCTACTGATAGCAAAGTCTGTACCGTCTCTGCGAACAACCGCCGACAATATATCTATGACATCTGTGCCTAAAGAATATTCTGTGTCTGCCGCTGTAACTGTTTGAGTTCTTTGTTCAATAGTCCATTGATTTAAACCACGGTTAGCCCACTCAGCTAACATGATATTTAAAGATCTTCTGGCACTTGTCAGATCATAGCCTGTTCTTACTTCAAGGCCGCACCTCTCAAAAGCTTCCTCAATATATTCTGCTACGTCTAATTCAAAATCGGTTGATGAGGAAGTTGCCATATCTAATCCTTGTATAAATTATTAAACGTCACCTTTGGGTCCATATAACTATTATCACATTCTGCGTTATGAATCCACTGACTTGGTTTAAAATCAGGGGCTCCTTCTCCTGTTTCCCATAACGCAGGGCTTGTTGCACGAACCCTGTTATTAGGTAATGCTACTATATTTCCAGTCCATTTACCAGCATCAGTTAATTCTATGACATGACTTTGTTTATGTTGAGCCGGATCATCGGCTATGTCTGACTCCGTGTAATCAACTGTAAATAAATATTTCCCAGTGTAAAACTCTCCGTCTATCTTGCATTTCCAAGGACTTGAACTGGTCCTATCATACTTAATAACAGAATGATGATGTGAACTACAGTCCCAAGGTTGAACTAAATGAACAGGCATGGGTTCTGGCCACTCTTCCAAGGGTGTGTCCGCAACAAGAGCTGTAATAGGCATCCTTGCCCACATGGCGCCCCCGTTGATGTTTTGACTTTCATCAAAGTCTGACTCACAACCAGTAAATATCATTTGAAAACTTAAACATCTGTCAGGAACAGTCGTCACTGCAATAGCCATCGCATGTAAGTAGTCACCATGATGTTTTTCATGGTTGTGAGTATATTCTCTTCGCACCCAGCATTTAAAATGCGGGATGTTGCTTTGTAAGTAAGGCATAGATTAAGCTCTACCACCTCTTCTCATTTTTTTGATAGCTCCGCCTTTAGCAAAACCTTTTTTCTTCATGCCAGCTGCGCCGCCGCCCATCATCTTTTTAACGGCACCTCCCTTAGCATAACCCTTCTTTTTCATGCCAGCTGCGCCACCAGCCCTCATTTTTTTAACTGGTTTCTTTTTTGCAAAACCTTTTTTCTTCATAGCCATTTTTTTCTCCTTTTATGCACTAACTGCGCCTTTTGTTTTCTTTCTTCTATTTGCCATGACAACGCCACAACCTCTTGCTACAACTGTCCCTGAGCCTGTTTTACCTTTAAAAGGACGTTTAGCCTTTGTCTCTGGAACACGACCACCACTGCTCATCTTTGTGACCTTTGCGGCTGGTGTGTTTCCGACCACAGTCTTGCCTTTTGCACCTGCTTTTTTCTTTTTCCTAGCAGTAGAGGCTCGCTGTGATTGTGTTAAACTATTTGCTTTTGCTCTAGGTAAACATCTGTCAGGATTCTTTTTATCCTTTGATGTCCCACATTTTCCCTTGATTTTCCCATCAGTTCCTATACGAACCCAATCTTGTTTTACCCAGTCTTTAAGAGCGCCCATTATTTTTTACCTTTTGCACCTTTAGCATAGTTTGGATCTTTACAATATTTTGATGCTGCCATGTTTGCATAAGCTGATGGATATGTATCAAAAGTCCTTTTAGCCCAAGCTTTACCTGCTGGACAAATCTTACTGCCCTTACTTTTAGCCGCTCCACCTTTTTTAAAGTATGTGACCTTTGGCTTAGATGGTTTGGGTCCAGTTCTAACTGCTGATCTCATGCTTGCCTCGCTTTCCTTATTTGTTCTTTACCTTTTTTAAATATACTGGCAACCTCTGTTTTACCCATAACTTTGGCTCTTTGTTCACCAACTGTCAAGATTTGGATTTTTCTTGCAAAAGGTTTTTTAATTTTTTTAACTTTAGCTACCGTTGCCCTAGCATCTGCCGGAGTTGCAAACTTTATACTCACCGTGTCTTTAGGGTTCTCATCCGTATATAAACGTCTACCAGAACCCTTTGGCTTTTTACCCGTTCCTTTTTTTGGATCTTTTCCGTTTCCCATTTTTTAACAACCCTGATAATATTTTAGATTGACCTGCGTGAGCCTTAGATGCTTTTTTTAATTTATTTGCAACTGTTTTAATTTTGCGTTTTGCTTTAAGTCCAAGTGCTGACATTAATCACTGATCCCTATAAATATTGAAATTATACCAACAAGCTGTAATACAGCTCCTAATATTATAGCCCATATGCGAGCATCAATTTTGTCTATCTGTTTTTGTAAATGACTTAAATGATTAGTTTCAAGACGATCCATAGTGTCTTCTAAAACAGCTAATCTCTTATCTAATTCATGCAAAAGGTCTTTTTCTTTCTTAGTAGCCATCAACACTTCCACCTTTTTCTAGCCTGTCTTAGTCTACTATTAGGATTAGCGGCGGCCTTTGGAAACTTTTTCATTTGACCGGCACTCCTAGCACAAAAAGACTTTCTTCTCTTGGCATCTTTACTGCCTTTTTTAACTTTGCCTGTAACAGCAGTTTTAAGTTTACTACCGGGGTTAGCACGACGATATGCTTTAACTCCAGCTTCAGTCATTCCCGCCCCAGATTTAGTAGGGCGGAAGTTTTTTTTGTTGCGCGGCGGCATTTTTGATTTACGCCTAGACACGGATCACCTAGTTAAAGAAAAAAGTTACAGCTGTTATATTTGTTAATGTTCCAACAAATATATCGCTAACTTTAATCCCTTCAGCAGGGATGTTAACAGAGTGTGTATCAGAAGCATTAAAATCTAAATCTAAGACCGTAGCACCTCCGCTACCATCTGTAACGGTTAGTCTTGGAGTGCCTGATGCCGTTTTGAGCTGTATCTGTCTAATACGGGCGGGACCAACAGCGAGCGAACCCGTGCCAGTAATCCGTTTCGTTCTTACGTCAGAACCTGCCATTTAAGCCTCCTATTATTGGTCAGCAAAAGCTGGAGCGTCTTCAGAAACTACGTTACCCCAAATGTAGTAGTTTGTGCTATCTTTACCTACTATATTTATTTCCATGCTACCAAAATCAGTTAAGGTTAATTTTGAATTACTACTTCCATTTGCATAAACACTCACATTGTCTGCGTTTGTGTCTAAATGCTGTACGTTACCTAAGAAAAAATTAGAGTTGCCCGGAGTAACAATAATTAAATTTTCTGCTTCCTCCGCTGCACCTGCGTAGATAAATTTAAAAGAAGCTCCTGCAACTGGCGCTGGCAATGTTATTGTTCTATTAGACGCTAGTGCTGGAACTGCAAGTACTCTTCCGCTATGTGTTGCGTTATCAAGAGTTTTATCCTCATCACCTAATGCAACGGGTGCATCACCCATAGTAATAACTTCTGTAATTGCTCCAGTGGATGCGTTTTTACTTATAGTTTTAATGGTGCTTTCTGATCTTATAGGACCTGAAAAAGTTGTATTAGCCATATCAATCTCCTTGTCTTGGCAAATGTCAGAGTTAATTCTCTGTCAAGGTGGTTTTAGTATACATAAAAAAAACGAGGACAGCAAGCACTGTCCTCGTTTTATGCTAAATGCAAAGTTGTTTATGCACCCGGAGTTGCAAATATACATCTCCAGTCTGAAACACCAAAGCTGTATCTCTCTCTAGCTTTGAATCTCATGTTACCTGTGTCAAAGTCGCCTTCCATCGCGGTCTTGATAGGTGAACGGTTGAAGTATTTAAAACCGTTTGGAGCATCTGTCTTAATGAAGAACGCATCTGTGTCAGTTAAGAAATGGTTTACAACTGCCCCTTCAGGTAGCATACCCATGTTCTTAATTGCGTTCGCATCATTGTCAGAAGTTCCAACTCTTAAATTACTGTTTAACACTCTTTCAGCAGTAAACTGTAATTCTTTTGGAATTATTAACTTCATGCCTCTTACAGCGATCTTCAAGCCTCTTTCATCCTTGAAACCTGCAATATCAATCAATGCCTGCTCTAATGATGTCTCATTCAAGTCAGAAGCCACAGATAAGATGTTGCTCTGGTTACCATTGATAGTTGGGTGTGAAGCAGACGCTAATGCAGCACCATCGCCGATAGCACTTGATGTACTGAAAGCATTATTCAAAATGGCAGCAGCTTTGATTTGCTTTGTTTGTGCCATTGATCTAGCTAACGCTTTTGTATATCTACTCGCAAGTCTGTCATAAAGATTATCTTCGATAGCTTCTTCTGTGATTGAGAAAGCTAAGGCAATAGTCTCATGTGTGTATCTTGCGGTAAATGTTTCTTGTGCATCGTCAAAGCTCACAGCTCCACCTTCTGATTTAGTTGGTGCAGTTGAGAAGCCTGCTAACATCACTTCTTCTTCAAACGCTCTATCTGATGATTCTTCTTCAAAAATCTCAGCATGTTCGTTTTCATACCTGTCGTATTCAAGCCCAAATAAGGCGTTTAGACCGGGCTCTAGCTCTTTCGCTAGTTGTGCTCTTGATATAGCCATACTCTACTCTCCTTATATACCAGCATTGTCTGCTGTGTTAACAGCAGCTGCAAAGCCTGAGTTAAAGTGTCCTAGAAGACGAACAATATACTGATGACCCAATGCTGAGTAATCTGTGTTACCTTCATCCTCGTACAACCCTACGATTCTGACATCCAAAGTACCTGTCGTTGCAGCTGTTGAAATGTCAAGCATATCGGTGGATTGACCAGTATTGGTGCTTCCATTGTTCACGCTTGCCATACTAGCATTTGCAAAAACGTCTGCTAAGGCTGTCGCTCTATTTGTGTTTGTTCCATCTGCAACAACAGTGAAGAGTTGCATTGGATTGTCATATACAAACGCCTTAATAGGGAAGTTTGTATCAACACTGACATTGTTGGATCCCGGCCAAAAGTTTTTAAATGTTGTCTTCTTTGTGCCTGAGTCGACATATTCAACACCGTAAAAAACTCCTAACGGGCTGACCGCTTGGTCGGTTATGTCTATGACACCCGCCGCAGTAGGTATAACGATGCCACCTTGATAAATAGCATTTGTATTGTTTGACGCAATTTCATACTGTGTTGCACCAGTAGTGTTAGCGGCATTACCTGTTAAACCTATTGGACGTAAACCATAGCCACCTGATAAATTATTAGCCATTTAAGTCTCCGATTAAGATTAAAAGTTAAGATTTTTTCCCTCCGAAACTTACGCGAGACTGACGATCTGGTCTACTAATTGTCATAGTAGAGTGAGCATTTTCTCTCATCATATCCTGATCCACGGCTTCCATTTGATCTGCACTTCTAGCAGCGAAGTATGCAGTTCTTTCGGCTACTGTTTCTTCAGGTATACGAGCGAGAACTAATCCACCGACTCCAAAAACTCCTTCATATTTACCTTGATCGACTACAGGTGCTTCAAAATCTGGATATTCATCTTTTCTTACGAGTTCCCAACCTTCTCGTAATTTAGCTGAAACATTCTTGGTATCATTGAAACCTCTTGTTTCTGCTCTTATCCAGCGATGCTTGTAGCCATCAGGGGCTGGTGGTGCGTCTAACATAGACGGTGGAGCCCACGGTTTTCTTGCAGCTGTCTTTTCTCTTGTGTTTGATGATCTAGGAGATCTCGAAATAGTCTTATCAAACATTTCCTTTTGGTTTTCCATATCAATTACTCCTTCACATATTTTGCGTACTCTTCGAGAGGAACGCCAAGTTTTTTCGCAAGTGCAACCTGCCTATTGGTAAGTTTTACTTGCCTCTTCCCACTACTGCGTCCAGTTGCATTCGTGGAGCGTGATGCAGAAGCAACATTTTGGACGACTTTTTTGCTCTGCGCTCCGTTAGCAAACTTATGAGGGAACTCTTCTCCCATACGTTTGTCTAATTCAGTATAGTATTCATCACTCTTAGGGTCAATACCTTCTTGCTCAACAAGATCTTTATGTATCCCAAAAGCTGCATATGTCATGGCACTATCGTTGCCAAACCATTCATTTTTCTGTGCCCATGCCTGTGCCTTCGCATCAGGCTCCGGTGGGGGCTGTACCGGCTGACGAGTAGGTTGAGGTGCTGGAGCAGCTGTTTGTGCCTCAGCAGCCTTATTTCGCTGCTCATTGGCTGCTTTTGCCTGTGCAGCTCTGTCAGCCTCTACTGCAAGCCTTGTCATTTCTTTCTGTGCAGCTACAGCAGCTTCTGTATCGCCTACTTCCATAGCAGCTCTAAGGTTTTGTTCCGTTTGTGCCAACTGGGACTCTACGCGACCTGAATATTGGTCAACGTAGTTTGTATCCATTTGGTTAAGTTTTTGAGCTAACTGTTTGTTTTCTTCTTCTTTTTGTTTTGCGAAACGGAGCGCTTCTTCTGCGTTTTTCTCGGCCTCCCGCATTTTTTTGGTGAGACGGTTGATTCTTTTTGTAGTTTGGTTTTCTGCTTTTTTAAACTCGTCTTCAGTTTGCTGATCCTCTGTAACAGGCTCAACTTGAACATCTTCAGTTTCAGCTTTATCTTCGACAGTAACTTCAACATCTTGTCCCTCGTCTTCTAGTTGTAAATCTAATTCTTCTTGTTTTTCTTTTGCTTCTGCCATTTTTATCCTCTAGTAGTGTAAAACGTCTTCCGGGTCCAATATCTTGGCTAAAATCTCATCATCGTTCAAAATTCTTACTTCTCCGCCATCAATCCTAAAACGAGAACCAGAATATCTGGCAAACATAACCCAATCTTTTTCCCCGCACCACGGTCCTGACGGAAACTTTGTTTCATCTTTGTAAGCCAAAGGCCCAGCTTTCAACACATAACCAACTTGTGTAGACACCTGACCTTCTTCAACTAACTTGTCCGGCAGTAATATACCACCCTCTGTCTTACCTTTACCCCTGTATGGCAGTATAAGAAGCCTCCAGCCCGTTGGAGAGGGCATACGGTCTAATAATGTACTGCTAATTAAAGAGGGGTCTAGGACGCGATCCTTGGGATCTACATAGGTTTCTTCCAAACCATTCTCAGTCATCATCTACCTCTTGTCTATTTAATAAATCTTTTATTTCGTTTTCAACGTATTCTAATGCTTCCATCTCGCCCATCATCTGTCTGTAATGCTCCATACTTTTGATCGAGTTATGTCTCAAAACATTTTCGACAATGTTTCTTCTTTCATTTATAACGCGAAAAACAGCTTCTGCAAGATAAATCTCACTTTTTGCCATAAAAACCTCATATACTCTTATTCTGTCTTATAATCTCTCATACTTTCGCACATTGGGCAGACATAATCAACAAATTTCATCATGCCTACGAACGGTATTGGCTCTTCTACCTCTCTTGGCACAAAAGCCATCTTGTGTATGTAACAGATTTCTACTTTAGACTTTTCTTGTTGTTCGTTTTGCTTGTCTAAAGTTTTTTGCTGTGGGTGCACCTTTAGCTCCTTTTTTTCTCATCTTCTCGCCGCTGCCAGCTGCTATTCTTTTTCTTTTCTTATGTATGTTTGCATATAAACTCATGGCATGTATCCTTAAATGTCTAAATAAGTCTTGTGTTATTTCGTAAGCCCTTTTTGCTTTTCATATGTCCTGAGTCCCCCGATCCCAAGCATGCCGCCGAGAACCGTTAAAAGTGTACCCATATCAAATTCAGGAAGCTCTGGTAGTTCTGCACCTGCAAAACTAGCACCGAATATTATTAAATCTTTTACGATAAAATGATAGGCAAAAGCAATCGCGCAGACCCACCCAACTGCTGGACGCCAGCCGCCCTTGAATATAGAGCCACTTGCCGCTTCTGCTTTGTTTATCTCTAACTGAGCAAGCAGAGCCTCCTGCGCATGTTTTTCAGACATGGTGGCTATCTCGTGTGCGAGCTTCGCCTTTTGATCTGCATCAGGTATAAATTTATCTAGCAGTCCTGTTACTGGACCTATTAACGCTTGTAACATTACTTACCTCCTCTGTTCATAAAAGCCGAAGCTCCCATGTAAGCAGCAACAATCCCGCCGCCAGTGATATAAAAAAGATTACTAATATCGGAAAGTGCCTTAACTCTTTCGAGATCGACAAAGAACATCGCACCAGTAAATAAAGCCATAGCAACCAAACTAGCAGTAGCCATACGTCTCTGTGCCCTTTGTTTTCGTAAATCATGCTCCAGTTTTTTTATCTCTGCTACATGACTTAGTTCTTCGTCAGAGACAATACCATCGCCATCTTCGTCGTATTCCGCATATATAGATTGTTTTTGTAGTTTTTTCTGCATCAGTACACTTTTACCTTATCAGGATTGACACTTGGAACTAATTTACAAATACACTCGTATGTAACACTTTGACCCACCTCATTCTTGTACTCCTGCTTACTTAAAAATTTTGTGTAGTAAGTACAATCATTAACAGACTTAAAATACACGCCACCTTGAGCTACTCCGTTCATGTAACAAGCAAGCATAAAGGCTGTCACTACACCAAGTCTTTGTAATAGTTAGGATCGCCGCGAACCAGCTCTACTGCGCCACCACCAGCCATCTTGATAGGCTTGACCTTATCACCATGACCCTGCTGTATTAAGAACTGCTCAAAACTCATGGTATCAGAAGCCGGACCGTCAAAAAACTCTTCTCTTAACTCTTTCTCAGTCCTTTTGTCACCTTTTTTAGCCATCACTGACCTCCTTTTTGTTGTTTCATTACTTCACGCCTCTCAGCTGCGTTGATCCTTGCAGCAGTCTGCTTCTCCTGACTTGCAAGCCTCTTATCAAACTGCTCATCTCTTTGTTGTACTTTCTGTTGCTCCAGACCCAGTTTAGCTCTGTCAATCTCTGCGTCGTTCTGCTCACCCTGTGCTCTGACCTGTAGCTCCTTCTCCTTGAGCTGTACCAACGGATCTGGTCCGGGAGCCGTGAGCTGTCCGCTTAGTTGCTTAAGTTGTGCCATGCCTTCGGCTATCAGTTGTGCAATCCTCGCTTCTAACTCTAAACTCTGCATTTCCTGCATAGGCTGACCGCCTGTAGCTGCCATCATTTCCTGCATAGCACGCTCCTTGGCACCAATCCTTACATGCTCCATAATATGTTTCTGTAATGCCACAGCTATCTGGGGTGTTCCTGCAACAAGCGGTGTTGATCCAAAAACCATATGGGACATAATATGCGCTTCATGTTCCTGACCTTCAAAAGCAACCAGCTGTATCTGGTCTAACGCATCTATGTTCTCCTGAGCCGGGTCTTTCGGGGTAGGCTCAGGCTCAGGAGTTCTTTTCAATATTCTGTCAATATCTCTTACACCTAAAGCCTCATACATATCCCTGAACACTTCGTACATGTTGTGCATGTCAGGTGCCGCTGTCGCAAGCTGCATCTTGGTCTGAGCCAAAGATATTCTCTGCGCCTGACTAAATATGTTAGGATTAGATACAGGCACCACATCAACCATCTCGTCGAAGTCCTGCCTCTTGATCGTACCGTCTACACCCGTAATACTATATGGATACTCATCAGGTAAAAAGTCAGCCATCACCTTAGATAGCAACTTAAACTCTAACTTCATCGCATAATGCAGTCTCTTATGAACAGCTGACATGACCCGTGAGCCCTGTTCCAACATAGCAATAGTTGTACCTACCGCTGCCTGCTGATTGCCATCGCCCACCTTCATATCAGTAATGGTCGCGAATCGCCGTCCTGCATCAACTACAAAGCCCAACAACGCCATCAAAGTCTGATCTGGACCCTTAAATGGCAATGACATCAAGCTTGATCTTATGTCCCCGCCCGGTGCATCAACGTCTCTGAACTCACCCGGCTGTAGCGGCTCGTCGTCATCCCTGATCCGTAGGCCGCGGGCCTTGAAGCCAGCTGGTAGATTAGATAGCGTACCTGCATCAATCAGTTGTCTTAGTGCAGCAGTCGCGGTTCTTGATAAACCACCAATAGTATGTATTAGTCCCAGTCCATAGAACCCGAAGCCCGGTAGGAACTTATAGTGTACAAAATACTGTATCTTTTTCTTGTCTTCGTCATCTTCATCATAGTTCCTGCGAATTGACAGTATCTGCCCGTTATCCTGTGATATTGTAACTATATACGGTACCTTGATGCCTGTCGGCTCACCGTCGTCGCCCATCTCCTCAAAACCTTCAAGGTCAAGATCGACATGACACTCAAGTAAAGTACAGTCATAATCTACGTTTGATGGATACATACCATCAATACGCTCTAATTCTTCTTGCACAGAGTTACTGTCGCCCTGCGCCGGTATTACAGGTATGTCCCTGTAAAACCCTGATAGTTGTCTTTTACGCAAGTCATTCAAACTCATTTTGACTACATGAGTTATGTTAGGACATGTCTCTAAGTCAGATGTGCTGTACGGCACTATCAAGTTCTCTGCTGGTACAAACTTGCTTACAGCTCGCCCTAAGTTCTCATCATAGTAAACTTTCTTAAATGTGGACCCTGCAAGAGGCAAATAGAACAACATCTGGTCAAATTCTGGTGTGTATTCCTCCATAACAGAAGAAATGTAATAGTTCATAAACTCTTTTACACGCTGTGCCTGATCTTCTTTCTCAGGTGTGCTGGACCCTAAGACCTGTGTCCTGACTGGACCACCCGGTGGCAGCAGCTCATTGAAGGCTTGTGCTTGAAACTGCGTGGCTGATTCAGCGAGTAAAGGGTGCGTAACACCGCTTGCTCCTCTGAAGGGCTGTGCTCGCTCTTCGTAACTAAATCCCAACAACTCCAAACCATTAGCGAAAGCATCTTCCCACTCCTGTCTACCACTCTTGTTTTCTTCAAACTCACCTGTTAATTCACCAGAGATCCTGCCAAGCTCGGCATCTGATAGCTGTTCTGCTAAATTATCGCCAAACTCACCTGCTGGTCCACCTACGTTCGGATCAAAGTCCACAACCACACCGCCGTCATCTTCTAGTGTTACTTCTACTTCAGGGGAAGCTTCTAACATATCGTCGTTTATAGCCTCTGGCAGTTCTATATCTATTTCAGCTTGTAACTCACTTTGGTCCAGCTGCGATGGTACTTTGTCCATTATGCTTGCTATTGGTTCTCTTGCCATTTAGATCTCCTTTCAGGAACTATACCACGAATTTAATAAAAGGTTCAATACCTTGTGGTTTTCTGGTCATATTCACTGCTTTGTCTTTCATACTAACGACGCCGCCTTCTTCCATCATAAAGTCAGGATCGTCAAACTTATCAGGATCTTTCTTAGCAAACGGGCTTTGCAAAACCTTAGTGCTGCCTTTTGGTCTGTTTACAAGCATGACGTAGCTCAAATCACCCACACCTTCTACGGCATTTTCATAGGGTATGTGCGTAAAACCAAGTTCAGCTAACCCTTTTGAATGAGCTCTCATAAACTTTTTTACATCCTGTATGTCTATTTTTGGGTCCTCTCCCATGATGTCACTAGAGGAAATATACTCCCCTTTATGAATACTATACTGCTCTGCTTGGTAATCGTTTAATTCCATCTCTGTAAACGGTTTACCTGTTTTTGGGTTCAAAAAAGGTTTACTTAAATCTGCTTTTAAAGTCAGGGAGCCACCTAAAGTTTTTCTTGCTATAGGTCTGTTTGTTATAGGATCGTACCCTACGTTCCCGCTTACTTGTGGTAGTTTAAGTGTTGCTAAGACCTCATCTCTACTTTGACCTGTCTCTTGCATTGTATCTCTGATTTTTTTTCTCGTGCCCACACCATAAATTTCATCTAAAAACCTATCCTGAGCTGCTCTTGGTGTGGAACCAACATGCGGACCTAAATCAAAAAAAGATAATTTATCGGGGTCAAACTTACTAAAACCGGGATCCGTGTTGCGTGTAAAATGATATACAGGTGTATCTATTTTACTAAAGGCCAGAGCTGACTTAACAGATTTTCTTTGATCTCCGATACCCCTACCACCCGGTATCTCTGTTACATTCGCATCACCTGACGCAGCTCGTATTACGTCCTTATAGTTTTTTCCGCCCTGAACCACAACCTTGTCGTAACCCTCTAAGGTGTTCTTTATTCTGTCCATTTGGCCTGCGTCTTGTTTAAATTCACTTGCTCTGTTGGTATCCATCAACTGATCGTAATCTTTTATTTTAGTATCGGCTCTTATCAAACCATGCTTGGCTGACAAAATAGCTACGTCTACATTATCCGGCACACCCTGTTTCTTTAAACTTTGGAATACGGGCCCCAAGTAACGGTCAACTGCTTTCATGTCTCCAACGTCAGGACATTTGGTTGAGCTACAAGATAAAACAAGAAGCTGTCTGCCCTTTTTAGTTTCAGGTGCAAACAAGCTGCCTGATCCAAGACCTGCGTCGTCAGGGATTTTTGAAGCTGCCATGCCTAGCGCACCTTTTGGAACTGCCTTTGGAAGTAATTGAGATCCTAACAAACTTCCGCCCGTTACATTCATGGACGTATCAAAAGCTAACTGCTGTATATCTTGAGGAGTAAGTTCTCCACGCATAAGCGCACCAAACTTCATAATACCACTGTAAGCATCCTTCAATGCTGGAGGCATACCCATTTCAATATCGCTTAAACTTACCTCACCATAAGGAGTAGTTTTAGGAACAGTCATAGGTAAAAAAGCACCTATACCAGCTAAACCTCTTCTGTCTTGCCCTGTGGGCGGTAAAGCATCGCTAGGTTGAAAATCTTCTTCAGCCATTCACACCTCAATAATAAGCCCTTACCTGTGCTGACCCATCGCTCTCGTCCCAATCGTCGCTTGGTAGCTGTACAAAATTACCTTGACGATACCGCATGAGAGCCTGTGTCATGCTATCAACAAGGTCATCATACTCTCCATTTGGAAAAGCTGCAACCTCTTCTATCATTTCATCAGCAAAAGCCTCATCGGGGGCCCAAACCATGCCCGCTTCAAACAACGGAGACACCGAATGTACTCGTGATACCTTATCGTTGCCTTTACTCGGTGTAAAATTAACCACCGGTATGCCCATGTTCCGTAATTCGTGGGTCAAAGGCATACCAGAAGCCTTCGCTTCTATGATAACTGTTTCTGGGTCCCAATAATTATACTGATCTAGCGCTAACTCCTTCAGCTCTGGAAAGTCCCAGCGTCCTTTTTTACTATCAAGCAGTATCAAAGCCGGTGGTCCGCCCTGTTCTTCTGGATAAAACACGCCCCATGTCGTTATCGCACTGAAGTCAGCCGTTTCTCGTTTCGAGAAGGCCGTATCGTAGCTCTGAATGACGTATTGTAGGTTAGGAACGGCTGTTTTTTCCCATTTTTGCCACCATTCACGCTTAATTATAGCATTTTCTTCACCCGTGGGCCGTTGTTGGTACTGCGCGTTCCATTTACTAGGCGGTATCGACGCTTTCACCGCCGTTAAATCGTCCAAACTCCAATATTCTGGCCAACAGGGCTGTCCACTATCAAAAATAGCAGGCAGCTCCACTACTTCCCACTGGTCTGCAAGCTTATCTTTAGCCATAGAACGCATCAACTGACCCGTTAAATCCTTTTCTGACCACCTAGTCTGGACCAAAACGATACTGCCACCCGGCTGGAGCCTCTGTCGGGGGCCCCCAGTGTACCAATCCCACGCATCTTCAAAGCCGTTGTTACTCATCGCGGTCTGTTCCGAGTGCGGATCGTCAATAATAACAAGATCACCACCTCGACCAGCTAAGTTTGATCCAACACCGACCGCATAATACATGCCGCCCTTGTTCGTGTCCCATCTTCCAGACGCTTTACTGTCTGCTGCTAACTTTACATCAGGGAAAACTTCACGGAACTCTTCCGTGTCCAAAAGGTTTTTGACCTTACGACCAAAATTTACTGCCAGTTCTGTCGTGTGTGTCGCCTGAATAATCTTCATGTTTGGATTTTTGCCCATCATCCACGCCGGGAACAAAAAGGATGCGAACTCTGATTTAGTATGAC